AACGCTTTACCCACTGCCTTGGCTGCTTCCGTGGTTTGTGGGCCGTATTGCATCTCGGCAGGTAACTTTTGTTCCCTTTGTGGAACAATGGGCCTATCACGGAAGAATGAGTAGTTGGCCTTATTTTCAAGTGCCGGATTAGCCGCAGTAGGTAATATATTAGGAATAAAAGTCTTTAAAGTTTCACCCAACCCCTTAAACGCTTCCGGGTCTTGGGTTTCAATGTAACTTAACACCCTTTCCGGTATTGATCCAAACAAAACACCAAGCTCAAACGGTTTAGGCACCCGGTAAAGATGCTTTTCTGTTGGAATAATCCAGAATAAGTCTTTCTCCCATTGCGGAAGTTCTTGATAGCGCGGATCATCTTTATTTAACCCATACAAAAGCACTGACGGCAATGTAATGGCCGTAACAGTTTTAACCATGCTTGATAATGCCTGCTTGGGGTTGCGTGGGTCAAACTGCCTAACCATCTTGTCCATTCCTTGAACACTCGCATTTAAGAAGGCAGAAATCCTATTCCAGTTCTTCATTTTTGAACCGGCACGGGCGAAGTCTAACGTCACGTCACGGGAAGATAACGCCGCCTCAAAAGGTGAAGCGCCGGACTTGATACCTTTTCTAAACTCACCAAGTCGTGTTCCTTGTTCCATTAACTCTGACAGGTACCGCAATGGTTCAAGGTAAGTTTGAATACTACCGAGAGACTTAACTCTGTCCCCCATGCTCTTACGCAGTATCTTTTTTAACCCTTGCTGCATGTAATCCCGGTCCATACTTACCATTGTTGACATACCGCCGCCTGAATCGAGCCATTGCCAATACAGATCATCTTTTTTGAGCGTATGAAAAACACCACGAACCAGGTCCACAATGGGTAAGTATCCATATTTGCTATTGATAAACGCTGAAAACTGGTCACGGGCAGGGTTACGGACCATAAAGTCAGGAGATAACACAGCACCGGCTCTTAACGCCTGCGCCGGATAACTCATTAACTTAATAACCAGGTTTGCGCTTTCCTGATCCAGTGAAGTAATGGCCCGATAAAGGTCAGGTTGCACCTGGTAGTGTTCAAGTTCACCATTATTCCACACATCAAGCACGTTTTCTTTACCACTACGCGCCCCCTCCACTTTTTCGACAAGCCTGCCTATACCCTCCGTTGTATTGGCCAACTCAGCAACTGCCTGTCCCACTTTGTTTTTAGCTGCAATATTAGAGAACAGGTAAGTGTTTTTAATGATTGATTCAAGCGGGTCCAAAATGTCCCGGTCGCTACCGGTCATTTTCTTAACCGGACTTCTAAGGTTGGCGTAACCTTTACCAAGGAATCCTATTGCAGCATTAGGATCATCGGCAAAACTACGGTAAAACGGCACATAATTTGGATATTTTTGCCGCATTGAAGTTATAGAACCACGGCTAATTACCCCGGCATCTGCCAACATTTCGAGAAGGTTATCCTGATACTTTACCAATTCGTCAAGAACCTGTTGATATTCTGCCGGTGAGTTTTGCAATACCTCCGCTATATCGGCATCAGTTAATCCGCTTTTCATGCCATAAGAGTTAATTTCCTGTGCGTGTTTAGCTACGGCATAGGCGCGAAAATCATCAAGATTTTTTTCCACTGGCTTTAATATTTCTTTAAGCGAATTACCTATTTTGTTGCCATTAGCATCAAGCACGCCTTTATTGAGCAATGTTTCAGCTTTACCGACCCATCCTCGGCCAATCCAGGCTAATTTATACGGGTCCTTTTCTGCCGTGAGAGTCCCGGACATTTTGCTAACTGATTTCAATGGGTCAATCTCGTCAATAAATAAACTGTATAACCTGCCAAGAGTGGTTTTCTTTTGTTCCTTTTCACTGATAGACATACTACCCAAAACACGAGCCTTGGCCGGCTGATTGTACCATGTGTAAATATCCTGCTGCGCCTTTCTTAGCGCTTCCTCGATTTCTGGACTAGCTTTGATTTTCTGCTCAAACATATTAAAATACTTAGGCGCTGCCTGCCTTGCTGCTTGCTCGTCAGTCAGGAATAACCGCATAAACTCAGCAACACCTTCTTTTCTTACCTGGCCCGGTGTGTAACTTGACCGGGATGTTTTGCTGCCTAATGCCATTAATTCACTGTCAAACGCTGGATTTGCAAGTCCCAACTGTTTATCCAGGTAATGACCAACTTCGTGGGATATAACCGGTAAGTCATTCGCCATTCTAGTTCTGACCACTTCGGGCTTGATCTTGAATATTCCAAGTGCTTTTTGCTTGAAGCGCCCTGTTCTGATTGGGACATTTAGTTTATCATCAAGAAATTTAATAATATCCCTGCGCTTAACCGTCCCCGTTGTATTGCCGCCGGTTGGCACCGGACCACCCGGACTTGCCATTGCTTGTACGCCATCATCTACAGCACCCGAAAACTCACCTTTAACCTCGCTAGACTTAGCCTTAGTGGTTCCCTTTTTCGTTGCTGCCCCTTGCTGCTGTCCTGTCTCAACCCCTTGCCTTCCCTTACCGCCCTTCCTCGGTTGCCCCTGCGCTTCCTGCGCCAACTGCGGATACGCCTCAACTATCTTCGCCCTTCGCGCTTCGTTTTTGGTATTTTTCAAGATATTCCTGGCCGCATTAAGCTCAAAATTAGGTGCCGGAGGTTCGGGCACTTCAATTTTAGCCCTACCTGCGGTTGCAGAAACTTCCTTCTGTGCCGCTTCTATGCTGCTTTTCCATCCCCTAAATTCGCCCTGTAGCTCCGGGAAGGCTTCTAGTACCTTTGACACCCTGTCGGGGTTTTTAGAGCGGCTTATAGCAGACCTTGCGGCGTTTAATTCGCCTTCGGTTGGTCCAGTAATAACTTGCCCCTGCGTTGCAGTAGTCTTCCCTGCTTGCGCTTGCTCTTTGGCGATTTTAGCATCAACACGTTTTGCCATGACGGTAAATTCTTTACGTAGTTGAGGGTAAGTATTGAATATTTTCTGCGCCGTGTCTGTGTTTTTGGTTGCTTTTAGTATGTTCCTAGCGTTATTTAATTCTGCGGTTGGCTCCACTGGTTGCCTTGGTGTTAACGGTTTGGGTGGTGGACTTTCTAAACCAACGACCTCTTTCCACCTTGCATGTTCTGGATTGGTTGCTGTGTTAAACAGGTCTTGTAGGTCAACCCCACGTTTTGCCGCTTCTTGTTCTGCTAACTTTTCAATACTTGGATTTTGTTTAATAATAGATTGGGCCATATCTGCAAGATCATCATAAGACATTTTCCTTATCTCGTTCTTGCTAATATCTCCGCCCAATCCTTCATAAACAAAATTAACAAGTTGTTTTGTGCTTTCCAGCGGTGCCACGCTTCGCTCTGCAACAGGTCTTTGCAATTCGCCCATTAAATTATTTAATCTTACCTCTGCCCTCTGTTGCGTAGTTAAAGGCCAACTATACCCAAGTTCTTCCGCTTGCTGCCTTAACGCTGCTTCCTCTGCTGGTTCGGTTATGAGTTTTTTCTGTGTCGGTGCTTCTGGTTTAATGGTTGTGTCTATAGGCTTAACTTCTCCATTGAGTAGTGGAGTATTGGTCTGATTAGTCATGTCCTGCCGCAACTGTGCCTCATATCCTGTCATGGGCAACTCTGCCCGTTGCGGCGCTGCACCCTGCCTTATTGTAGTATCTATCTGCCCCGGCAATAGTGGCGTATTAACCGCATTATTAACCCGCTGCCTTGCCGCTGTTTCTGCTTGTGCCATTGGAAGTTGTAATGGTTTAGTAAATCCCGATTGCCTAATTGCTTGCCCCGGTGTCTCTGATGCAAATTCAGGCAACAGTCTTATTTCCTGTCCTGCCGGTAAACCTAATGATTGCTGAATGTGGGGCGGGTTTAGACTTAAACCCCTGATGCGGTTTAATTTATTGGCATCTGTCGCCGCTTTTAGAAATGACCCGGCACCCTTCAGTGCAACATCACCGGCACCCCAACCTACTGCACCAATGGCCGCATTTTTGGCAATGTCAGGCAATGGTTCACCCTCTGCCGCTGAACGTGCGCCCTCAAAGATACCGCCCGATAAAGCGCCTTTTGCCGCCGCCTGTCCATAAGTACCTAGTTTTGCAAGTGCTGGAATCTTAGATACCCCGGCATAAATACCGCTTATTGGTAGAAAAGAACCTGCCAACTCACTCCCTGCCTGCATAACTCGCTCAGCAGTATTTACCGGAGCTACTTTGGTTGGATCTTGCAGGTACTTACCAACAGAATCCGGTAAAATATCAGCAACACGATCTATGGCGGCAGGTATAAGCCCACCGCCTTGGATACCCCTGGATGTGATACTAAGTCCACGTAATACCGGATTAGTCGGTACGATGGGAGTTGTGTTGGCCCCGGCAGCGTCAATCATGCGGAAGTCTGCAATACTGGTAGGTTTTGTAAACAGCAAAGACGCACTATTCTTTTGAGGCTTGGCTGAAGGTAGCGGTAGTGATTGTGTTTTTTTCTGCTTTTTTTCGTTCTTATTGGAGATTTGTTTATTCCCCAATTCCTCCATTTTCTTTAACGCGTCTAAGTAACTCATTCAACCACCACCTTATAGTGAATCAAAAAGACTTTGCAACTTAGCACCATTAGCCGTATTAAAATAGTCCTCCGGCGACATTTGGGTTTTGGTACGAATTAAGTCAGCAACAACTTGGGATACATTAGCACCGCTTTCCCTGGCAGCAGATATCCACTCAGGGTCACTAATTAATGACGAAACAGCGTAATATAATGGGTAGTCATACCCTTTACCTTTGAGTTGTTCGTATCTGTTGGATGCAGCATTAAATAGTGTGGTTGTGGCCAATGCTTGGCGTTCCCCCTGTGTGCTTGGTGGCTTTACACTGCTGCTGCCACTACCGCTACTACCGCCTCCGCCTCCACCGCTACCGCTACTTGCCGCCTTTTGCTGGCTTAAAGCGAATTGTGCCTGGTTCATTGCTTGCTCTGCCGTAAGCCCAGGCGGTAAATCAAACCCGGTCAACTGCTTAAACGCTGCACTTGTTTCCGACGTAACATTACCGGTAAGTTGGATGATGCCCATTAAGTTAGCTAACTGCTGCTGTTTTTCTGCTGTCTGTGTTGTCTGCTGGTTTTCAGTCCTGCGCTGTTGTTCCTGGCTCTGCTGCCAGTAGGCGTTATTTTGATCTGACCAATTTTGCCGCTGGTTGTTGTAATCGTTCAAACTGGCATTATACCTATTCTGCTCACCTTGGCTGAACTGGTTAATAGCCTGGTTGGTGGGAACCCAAGTAATCCCGCGACTATTTACGTCCGGTGCCTGCCAATCCTTGTTTTGGTTAAATTCGCGGGGTTGGTAAACGTCATAAGTGGGTGCCGCTGGAAGGTCGTACAACGGCATATTTAAGGTATTTGCCGCCTGTGCAGTGGCAGGTTGCGAAACCTGCGGTAACTCTAAACCATAACCCACCCGACTGGCATCTGCCTGAAGTCTGTTTGCAAGGTCAGTGTTTCCGGAGGAAAGTGCCTGACGATAACGGGCCTGCTGGCCTGCTGCGTAACCACCTAAACCGCCGTAACTATCCAAATAACCCCCCTGTGCCTGGGGAGTTGGTAAATTAACCTGAGGTGCGCTTACCTGGGCTTTTGATTGCGTAGTTGTAGGAGTAGGAAGCATGGCGCTAATGCCCCCTACGCCACTAATTAAAGGCTTTGGCGTGTATTTACTGCCGCCAAGTGAGCTAGGGTCAGCGTTCATCATACTCTCACCCTTATCGTTGGCAACATAGCCACTGTTTGTAACCGGGCCGAAATATTTAAAAATATCACCCACACCGGCAAGTCTCGCAACGTCAGAATTGGGAGTGGTGTGGGTATAACCATACTGATCCTTATAGGCAAGGCGTGTGCCGTCTGCAAAGTCAGGTGCAAGGGTATTGCCAAGTATCATAGCGGAGTTAACCGCACGTTTTATGCTGTCGCCGTAGTCCGTTGGCAAACTGCCGGGGGCAAAACTACCACCAAGGCCATCGCTGTAGTTACCGGCACTCCTGGCATCTGCTACCGCCTTACTGCTGGTGGACATGCTTTTGCCGGTATCCTTATCCTTGTAGGAGTAAGTACCTTTATTACTACCGGAGTTGGAAATGCCCAGGGATTTTTTCTTGTCCTCTGCCGCCTGCGTAGTGATGTGATAACTGCCGTCTGACTGTTTAACTCTTATCATGTCGGACATTATGCACCACTCCTTAAAGCGTTAAGGTACTGCGTTAATGTGCTGGCGTAATCATTAGGAATTGGAGCAGAAGGTGTTGCGCTGGCAAGGGTGCCGCCGTAACCAAGCAGGGTGCTTAGTATTTGAGCCTGTAGTGCCTGCTGACGGTATTGTTCATCAAGTCCGGTACTGCCCTGCTGCTGCCCGAATTGTGCCGCCCATTGGTTCTCTGCCGCCTGTTTTGCAAGTTGGTCCATCTGGTTTTGATACTGTTGCTGTCCGAGTGAGTTATTGTACTGGTCAGCATAATTCTGCTGCCCCTGCTGCTGCCCTAACAATGAGGAAAGGTTCTGTGTTGCATCTTGCTGCTGTCCGTACAGATAACCCCTCTCCGATAAACCCAACTGCGCCTGGGGAATAGTCTGGTTCATGGCCTGCTGCAGGACATTAGTGTTATTGGCCCCGATTGCACCGTTACGGGCTATTTCGTTGCCCATTAGCTGATTCGTTGCCGTGCCGCCCCGGTTTAACCCCTGCCCGGCAAGCATTTCTTTTAACGCCTCCGCAGACTGATTGTAGTTGGCGTTAGTTTGGGTATTCATATTCTGACGGATGGGATTCATGGACTCATAATTGTTCTGCGCCGCCTGACTAAACCACTGCGGAGATTGATACTGTGCCGTGCTGCCGGTATTTGCCGCCTTATTGATTTGGCTCTGTACATCTCCATAACTTACGGTACTGACAGGGCTTTTAGTCCTGGCATATAGAGGACTATCCACCTGAGAGTAATCTGTTGGGTTATATTTGTTTTGAATTATGCTGCTATATGCTTCCTTATTTAGTTGATTTGTAGGCCCAGTATAAGATACAGTGTCGTCCTTTTTAACGTAATAAGGGTCTTGCAAATTTGAAGTATTAATAGCATTAATGACCATAAAAAATACACCTCCTTGGGGTGCTAGTTGTGGTATTGCTATATTTTAATGAGTGAACGGTTTAATCCTACTAGGACGCAATTAAATCCTGTTTACCGTCAGCAACAAGGATTTCGTCAATATCGCTTTTAAACTGTGAATACTTTGAAATTACCGCCATATAATCCAATTTTCCCTGTTCTATTCTCATCGCTAAGTAAGCTGCCATTTTTTACATACCTCCCATAATTAAAAAGTCTAATGCTTCCTGCGTAGTCGCCAACTGTGCTTCCAGGTCTTTTATTTTTGCATCTTTATCGGCCAACTGCTGCAGCATATACTGTGCCGCAGGAGCCTGCTGCACTGCACCAAACATGCCGTTTGCTGTTCCATCAGGGTTAAGATGCGCATAAATTGCGTAAGTAAACTCATCATTAACTTTAAACTGGTCTGTTGCAATTACACCATGTTCTGCAACAACCGATGTTGGTTCTGTTTCATGTATAGTTACCACATACCCATCAGATTTTTGATATTCAAGATAAGCCATTTTTATACCCCCTTTAAATTAGAACTTTAAACTATACCAGTAATTTGTATATAACAATTGCTATTTGCATAATCAGTATCAGCGTAAGCTATTATTTTAACATAAAAATTACCAGATAATGATGAAACGTCTAATACATTTTGATTGGAAACAGAAGCGTTATATACAGTTTCGTCTGAATGTTGTACTGTTGACACCTGAAAATTATAATGAGTATCTGTAGGAAAATGAACGGATGCAGTCAAAGTTATAGTATTTACAGAGGTAAGATCAATAGCTGATTCCGTTACCAATCCATTTTTATTATATCTAGGATTACTGAAATAGGAAAGAATTTTTAAAGATCCATCAGGTAAATAACCACATTGATTATAAAGAGCAGTATTAGGGATAAAATGTACCCCCTTGTAAGTAATCATTGGATTCTTAACAGCAGAACCAGCTACACCATAAATATCCTTACCAATCACAATATTAGGTGCAATTAAATCTGCATCACCTAGTATAGTCTGCGCTCCGCTAAGATACTGCCCTGCTGCAATGGTTTGATTTGCTGTACTCGGTGTAATCGTTGCTGCTGTTTTAGCTGGCATAGTTCCTGCTGTACCGGCAACGGTGGTTCCGGTTAATAGCTTGCTTGCATCAAAAGTTACGGCGCTAACCTTACTGCCGGTTTTGTAATGCCCCTCTGAAACAGCCTGCTCAATATTTGAAGGGGTAAATGTTACCACGCCACGCTCGGTCATAGTTCCCGTAGCACTATCCCCTGCCAACGCGCTGTCGAATGTCTTACCGGCAAGAACATCCGTTACCGCCGCCGTACCCGTGGAAGGAACGTCCGTTACAATGCTGTCAATGTTCCCTGCCATTGTTGCAAATGTGTCACTACCATCTGTCGATATACCCTTGTCAGTGATGGCGGTAGCAACAAGCGTTTTACCATCACTGACAGATTGAAAAAGCTCGGCCATTGCCCCTTCCACATCGGTTGCCGTGAAGTTACCGCCTGCATCCTCTAGTCCAACCAAACTCGCACCCTTACCGTTATCCGTTGAGGCGATGTCTTCCGTGTTTGCCTTTTTAGCTATCGCTGCATCAACCTCAACCGTTAGGGTATCGTCAATGTAATCCTTTAGCTGCTTTGCCCTGCTGTCAAAGTTGGCCTTTGTTACGTCTGCCGCCAACTCTAATTTATCTGCTTGGTCGGCATGGTTAAAGGTAAATACCGGAGTTTTAGTTAAAGCCATTTAATCACCACCTACTTAACACGTTTGATAAACATGTACTGAAGCGACTGTCCAAGTATCGTGAGTCCTTCGTTTAGATTGCTGTTGCGGATTCTCCACTGCATATACTCGCCCTTTTCCTTGATTTTCTTAGTTTGACTTGAAGGGAAAAACGGAACGCCGTAATTAAATACAGCATAGTCAATTGAACTGTAATCAAAACTACCTGCCGTTTCAACGAGTGCGTCGAGGTCTTTCTTATCCTTGTCGGTAAAAATGGTAAGTTGATGGTTTCCTTCCGGTTGCCCCTTGAAGGTAATGTTTAACCGCATGAATTTCTTAACCCAATCGCGCCTACCTCCGAATATCAGGGGAGAAGTCCACCAAGCATCAATTGCCGTCCCGTCGTCGCTGTAACTGTTCCTGTTTTGCTTATAAATAACACCTAACGTCTTATGGCCAATGTAAACACTTTCGTTCTGCTCGCTCACTAAAAACTGCCCTGCATTAGCATAAACGCCATCGTAGGGATACCAGCAGTAAATACCATTGGCAAGGTCGGAGTAGTTAAGGTCTAAGATCCAAGTTTTATTTTTAATGCTAAGTCTGTATTTGCCGTGGTCAAGGCAGGCATAAGCCCCTTCTAAGTCAGCAATATCCTCGTCCAGAATACCGGAATCAACACCGTTTCTGGCAAGTCCATTAATCTTCTCGCTTACAACCCGGGCGTTAAGTTGTCCGCGCACAAACGAAGGAGTTACCCATATTACCCCCTGCTTAGAGAGTGCCAATAGCCCACCTTGCGCCGGCTTAATTGTCCTTGCAGATACACAACCGTATTCGTCGTTCATGGGGTAGTTGGGAAACATTACCTTCCCTGTGCTGTCAACTTCAATCGTGCTGTAATAAAGACTGTCATACTTAAAATGAATCAGGTAGTCTACCAACTTTCCAAAGCCGGTTAATTCTTCGGCATCACTGCCGAGTAAATCGTAGTTGTTTATTGGGAAGTAAGTCGGGTCAAGCAGTCCACTGTATACGCGCTGGTTAGGGTAGTCAGGGTTGCCGCACAAAAAAACCCTTGTGTCATTCCTGCCGCCGTAAATAACCCCTGTAGTGCATTTACTAACGACTGTGGCATCATTGAGCCCTGCCTTGGTTGCTTTAATTTCTACAATGGCATCATTGGCAACGGGGGAGGCAAAGGTAACTTTTTTATAATCGCCGCCAGTTGGGAAGGTTACTGCGGTTGGTGTGCCGTTAACGGTTGCCGTTGCACTGTCGGCGGCAATGGTTAAAATATACTCGGTACTTGTTCCGTCCCCGGTAAACCCCTCAATCCAGCTGTTAGAAAGAAGGTTTAGTTCCTTGTCTGTCGCCCCGCCTGTGCCGTCAGGTGCCTTACCAATCACCACAGTAGGGATATAGCCAACCACATCTGCCACAGCATGAGTGCCGTCATAGACAACATAATCCGTACCGGTCATGCAATAGAGTTTATCGCCCACAACAAAAAACCAGCACTGCGTATCTGCAATACTGGCCTTGGCCCCGGTCATTAAATCAGTTTTGGTGCCATCATCATTTAACACCCATAACTTACCGCCCCAGGCAATAATCCTTTTAAGCGTCCCTCCGGGCGGCGTATATTCAGCCATTCCCTTGATGCCGGTATCGCCCCACGAATCGCTCATACGGGCAAATCCAAAGCGTTTTGTCGGCTTCGAGCCTACATTGTAGTTCATGTTTATCATGTCCGGGCTTTCATTTGATGCAACAAGATCCGGCGGTACGCTGATGTTGTACCCCCCGGCAAAACCTTGGGGGAAGTCGAAGGGCGGTAGTCTTTTGGCTGGTTGAGTAACAGGATAGTTAATCATCTAACACCACCCAACCCTTCTAATCTTCCTTTTTTGCCCCCTATTTTGCTTGATATTGTTATAGCCATCGTTCCATAGGGCAAGCCACTTGTTCGCCTTACTGATGGAATCCTCGTCGTCCTCAATGTTCCAGTATTGAAAAGCAGCAAAAAAGCAAAGTATTTTATGGTCTACCGCTGCTGCCGGGAAAATAGGAGTGTCACCTGTGCCTGTTAATTCGTCCGGCAGGCAGTAATAATATACTGTAAATGTTTCCCCGGAAGCATTATAAGGGAAATATACCTTTTCGTCGGGGGAAAACTCCCAATTGGTTATCTTGCTTTCGTTTATATCCTCGATTTTGCGGATTTCGTAAAAGGTTTTGGTAAGTGCGGATAAGGCAAACTGCTGGTCGTTATCTAAGGTAACGGTATCCTTGTATTCAAGGCGGTATTTTTCCTTGGCAATTTTATTAATGTAGGCGTAGTTGATGGCACTTTTAAACTTATTAACCAGGATTAACTCGTCGCCCGTATATGGTCCTGCCGCCGCAATTTCCTCGTCCACATATGATGCAATTTCGTGGTACATTTCGTCCAAAGTCAAAATAAAAAAGCCTCCTTTCTTTGGAGGTTGTACTAAAATTTAAAACCACCGTTTGGTGGTTTTATGTGTTGAAATACCGTTTATATATTTGCTTTCTGCGTTCTCCGCTTAGTTGGGCATATATTTGCGTACTTTCATGTTTGGCGTGGCCCATGAGTTGCTGTATTGCCTCCATTGGTGCCCCATTATTAAGTAAGTGCGTAGCATAACTATGCCTTAACCTATGGGGATAAACATTAGCTTCAATGCCTGCCCTTTTAGCTACATTCTTTACTATGGTTCGCATTTGGCTAACACTTAACCTTACTGGTTTACCTCCGAATTTTCGTTCAGTAACAAATAACGCAGGTTCCTTATCTGTTCTTGTTTCAATGTATTTTTTCATCCATATGCCGCATTTTGTGTTAAAGTAAATTTCCCTTTCAACGCTACCTTTGCCATGTACTATTATTGAATTATTACGCCAATCAATGTCGTTAATATCTATTTTGACCACTTCACCAATCCTACAACCGGAGGTATACATAAACTCAACAATAGCATGTTCCCTTGGTTTTTCGCAATACGCCCGTAGTGTTTCGACTTCTTCTTCGGTCAAAAACTTTGGTACATGTTTACCCATATTAGATTCCCTTACCTTTGCGGCAGGATTACTTTCTATATATCCTTCGTCAACCGCCCATCTAAACAACGAATGTAAAAACCTTACCCTGTGGTTGATACTTGAAGGCTTTAAATGTTCCTGCTTGTAAAGATACTCTTTTAGTTGATGGTATGTTATTTCTTTAATGTCGCAATTGTTAAATTCCCTAGAAAGTAAAGTGGCTTGTATTTTATAACCCTTCAAAGTATACGGAGAATATTTTAAGAGTTTTTTATCCTTCTCGTAATATTCCCACGCTTCCAATATAGTCATTTCTTGGCACACCCCCTTATTGAAAGTATACCAAAAATAGTTCAATAAAACAAGCTATTTATCGTGATTCGCACCCCGTTAGTTGATTAAATTTGTAATTTTTCACCTACCACTAATATCATATCATCTGCAGAATTAGTATTATTAACTGTTACTTTGATAAAAGGCATTTTCACATCAGTAAAAAGCAAACCCCTGGTTGACGCTATAGTGGTATCTACATCGAAAGGTAATACTGTGCCAAAAGTTGCCGAGCTAGTTGATTCTGTGTCACACCATTGTGCATAAATATTACCATTTAATGCCTTTGAACCACTTGTTTTATTAACATATAATGAACCCTTACGGTACTTAGACCAATCGTGGACAAATATTGTAGTCGTAGTCCCTGAAGGCACAGTAAATGTTCCCACGACGGTTGGTTTCTGTGCTAACATATTAGCTTCAGGGTCAACGTATTTTGATAAATCATTAACAGTTATAGAGGCTGGTTCTCCTTTTATTGTTACAATGCTCCCATCCTCTATATTCTTACACCAAAAATAAAATGATCCTTTGGCATCTGGGCCTATAATAGCAAAAATACCACGTTCCAAACCAGACGATGCAGGAATAAATTCTTTGTCAAGTTGCCATTTTTGACCAGCATCCAATGATATAAATATCGAAGGATTCTGCATGCCTAGATATGTGTTAGTATTTGTAACTGTTACCATTGAACTTGCAATAAATAGATTTCTATAACCAATAAAAGCATATGATGTATGTGGTAATAAAAAAACTCTTATTAAAGGGCCTCGAACACGTACACGATTTAAATACTCTATACTATATACGCCTTCATATCCTGACGTACCATCAGATGACCAAACCAATCTATCTACTGATGGAGCAAATACCCCAAGTGTTCTATAATATTGACTTTGATCGTTAAGTATGTTTTCCCATGTTATACCATCACTAGACTGATACCAAAGTATTCCTGGACCATCGCCGGTTGTGGTAATCCACCTCTGTACGTTGTGTAAATACTGGCAACTATGCCAGTGATCCACTCCAGTTGCACCAAATTTATCTAATACTATTGCCCATGTTAAACCGCCATCATTAGAACGACGTACAGCAATCGTTGCACCGTTTAAATTGTAATATTCGCAGAAACATATAATATCACCATTAGAATCAACACCGCCGGGTAACGGCAATCCTGTATCACTCAAAACTTCCGTAAAATTAACATCATCTGTAGAACGATACACTTTTTGGCTATTACAAAATAACAGTAAAACACCTGTGCTTGATAAGTGAGCAGAAGTAATCGAAGCTGTACTAGGTGGTGTAAAAATAGAACTACCCCAAGTATCTCCGTTGTCGGTACTTTTATAGAGATTTTTTTGAGTTGTATCCATCCCATAAAGCGTGTTCTCATAAACAGCTACAACAATGTAATCCATCTCTGTGTATGTTAACCTTGATCTATCCCTTATTGGTATGGATTGATCATCCGCAACATTACTACCAGAGAGTTGTACAGATTGAGTACCGGCATCAATAATCTCGTAAATGTCACCATCTTGCCCACCATAGGCATCCATGCCACCGGAAAATGAAATACTTGAGTTTGTGGTAAATGGTTTACTGCCATCTGCACCAGTTACCGATGCCGTAAATTGAGCAAGTGCATTAATAGCAGCGGCAACCAATGTGCCGGTATTCTTGGCGGCATCAAGTGCCCCTTCTGCATCAGTGCCAAGGGTTACGGTTATAATGTTGTCTGCCAGTACAGCACTCAGGTCAACATCTGCTCCCTCTCCAGACACAACATCTGCGGTGTATTTATTGCCATCATTACCGGCAGCAGCAACCACAATAGTTACTTCGTAATCATATGCGTCACCTATTACGGCACTTGCCGCTACTGCTGCGCTTAATTCTGCTGTCGTAAAGGTGTTTGCAGTATTGCTTACGATTGACCTGATAAATTCATTACTACCGGAAAATAACCGGATAAGTTTGCCTGCAAGCATATTGGTTGTAAAGTTTTTGGTCGTGTCCTGTATGGTTGTCGATGTGCCTCCGGTTGCAGTGCCCCTGATTAGTGCCGTTGCCCCACCTGTGGTCACAACATAAGCGGAACCATCGCGCCCCTCCTGGTCTGGACGAGAATCATCTCTTGGATCATAATATTGCATCTATATCCCCCCTAAAGAGAAGTGCGGAATACCGACAACCCGGTCGAAGTTCTCTAGCGACAGGCTCTCCACGGTATTACGCAACTCCCTGGCCTTTTGCTGCTCTAACATGTCCTCCGAGTGTTCGAGTTCTCGAATTAAATCCTCTGCACCCCTGCGTTGCAGGTCATACTTACGTAGTCTAGTAAGTACCCGCTCGTCGAGTTTGTCTACGGTCATAACGTGGTGCGCATCACCATTTTTTTTAGTGCGCTTCACGGCGTACTTATGTTTTTTTTGGTCATACAAAATAAAAAGGGCAGGGTCAATTTCTTTCACCCTGCCCGATATATCGAACAAATCACCAAAAACGTAGGACATTCTTATAATCGCCCCTTATACTACCTCATTTGGCATATATTTTATTTGCAGCACACACAGCGGAATTGCCGCCCCTGCACCGTTTGTTACGGAGTAGGTAATCACGCTTCCCTCTAAAAATTCAGCGTTTGAAATCGCTCCAAGGGAGGTATAAACCCCTTTAGTCGGTGGCGTAGACCCCTCAGTGGCGTTATAGGTATCTGTAGCAATTGCCGTGGACCCGCTTTCAACGAGCCACGTACTACCATCAGCGTGACCGGTGTAGGTATCCTGGGCCATAATACCAACGTCTACTATAGTAATGTCGGTAGGTGCGCAAAATGCCGGAATGTCGGCAGAATCAACCCCTGCTGCCTGTGCAGGTACGACAATGGTTGCAATATGCGTTTTAGCACTATCAGCCATATTACGTGGAGTAATCAATTATGTTTCACCTCCAAAGATTAAGTACAAAGGGGGCAATTACGCCCCCGTTAATTATACGATCAGGTCGGTAAGCAGCGCGTTTTTATTGCAGGCACGACTACCCAGGGTGGCGTAGTAGAACAGGACGGCCTCATATGCGTCACTGCCGGATACACGAGACAGGATTGCGCCATCTTCTTGCATCCAATCAATGTCGGCCATGCGGTACAGGGCCAGAGAGGTTTCATCTAGGAAGTACATCCTGCCGGGGTAACAGTGACGGTCAACAACCAGAGGCTTCTCATTATACTCAAGCCCGGTAAATCCACCGTCCAACTTCAGGGTATTGACGAACCTGCCGTCTGCCTTAACCAGTGCCAGGTACTTCCGGCGTTGGGTTCGGGAGGTCAGGATCAGGGAGATTTCCCCGCCTTCTTCCTCGGCCAAGTCCTCTGCGGTCTGCATAAGGTCGAGTGTTAGCTTTCTTGCAACACCGGAGTTGCTAACTACGTTGGCTTTCCAAAACTCGTTACCTGCGGTTGCGCGAGCAATACCACCTACGGTAAGGTTGGTGGGGTCGGCATCGGATACGATACCTTTTAGGCCCATCATTTCATACAGATAGTTGCCATAACGCACAATCAGGTCGTTATCTGCAACGTCAGCGTGGACGTTGGCAAGCATGGTTGCGGTTAGAGCAGTTGATTTTGCCACAACAGTTATGTTGGTAGCGTTATCCCTTGCGTCACCGGCGGTAACACTGGCAGGGTCAACAATGTCAAGTTTCATGCCCTTAGAGAGATACATAGTACCGGGGGTATCCATGGTCAGCACCTTAGATGTGCCGTCAGGGTTGCCGTTTACCAGGGCCAGAACGCCTGTCCCGTCCAAGTGTAGTTGGCGGTTAATGTCGTCCTTTAAGTCCTTGGTTGCGCCCTGGATTTCGCTGTCTACAGCACGAACAAAGGCGTACTTGTCCTTCCGGGCAGCTTTCATGGTGGGACCGTCTACCTGGATGCGAGCGTAGTTGTACTTGCAGTTGTATTCAGCGTTTTCATACTGCTGGTTCCCGGCAGTTGGCAGGGTACCGCCGGCTGCTCTTGCACCTACACCGGAGTTGCGCCCGGTATGCAGGGGGACAATGGCTTTCTTACCGCCAACATCTTCCTCGTTTTTCTCCAGACGAGACATAAGTACAGTGGATTCGTTGATTTGCTCACGAATCGGGCCGAGATAATCCTCTTTTAAAATACTATCAAAAGTGGTCAGACTTGCTGGCATTTATATCACTCCTTAAGTTTTAGATAGCCGCGCAAGGGCGGCTCTTTTGGCATCTATAAAGTTCTTTGGTTGGTTGATTTGCACCGGTGGCGCTGCCGTTGTGGATGTGCCTACCGGGGCTGGTACACTACCCTTACTCGTTTTGGTCTTTACGTAATCGGATACGGCCTTGCTGTTCGAGTTTTTAAGTTGCTCTTTTAGCTCGTCAATCTGCTTTTGCAGACTGCTTTCCTTTTCACTTATAAGGTCGTCGGCTTTTAGTGCCTTAAACGCCTTTTCTGCGTCAAAGAAGTTGTTTTGCAGCATAAACTGGATAACTTCCTCGCGGTTGAATTTGTCGCCGTAGTCCTTTTCAAGTCCCTTAAATTGGGCATCAAGGCGGTTAAAAGCCTCTTGCTGCGCTAATTGCTGCTTTTCCTGTGCCAACTGCTGCTTCTCAGTTTCAAGGCGGCGAATTTGGTCGTCGCGGGCAAGTTCATTGGGGTCCTTGGGTTCATAAACACCCATAGATTCGTAATGTTCCCTCACCTTTTCCAGCGTTCCGATAGGGTCACGGGAAAGTTGATCCCATAGGGAGAGTGCCTTTTGTGCCTGCTCTCCGTTTTGGGTGAACCATTCCACCTGTTCCTGGTGCTGTTGACGCTCTGTATCGAATTGGCGCCGCTGTTCGGATAATTCCTGGGTCTTGCGGGTGTAATCTGCTTGCATCATGTGTCCTTTTTCCCAGGTTTCAACGTCTTTTGCGGAAACTTTGCGGCCATCAGGCAGGGTGATTTCCGTAGATGGTTCGCCTTTTGGTTCTTCCTTTGGCTCACCTTCCGGCTTTTCGCCTTCGGTCTTTACTTTGGTGGGGTCGGTAGTATCTCCGGTCCCCTTCTCTGCTTCTTCCGCTGCCTTAACAGGTTCCGTGCCCTCGGGATTATCCGCTTCTGGTTTCGGTGTCTGTTTTTCGCCACCGTTTTCACCTTCGCTGGGTTCCACTGACTTTTGGCGTGCCTGATATTCGCGTAAGAATTTAGATGCAGAAGTAAAGTCCTCCCTTTTCAGTGTATTACCGCTATCCGTTGCACCACTTGCACCATCTACCGGTGGAACGTCGATCTCACTTGCCGTAGGTTCTGCTGCAGGTTCGGCACCTGCGCCTGCTGTGAGGTCGCCTGTTTCGTTATACAGGCCCATTCTGTTCAGTAACCATAGTTTCATATTTACCTCCTACACTCCCGGTTGGGTTGGTGTATATTTGTTTTTTGGGATATAAAAAGCGGCTCCCGTGGGGGTTGGCCGCTAAAATTGGTTATTCTGTTGTTGTTGCCCTTGTTGCCCCATAACCTGCTGAATCTGCTGTGCTATCTGCCCCGGTGGCTGACTTAAAAACTGCATCGCCTGGTCAGGCGGCATCTGTTGTACCATCTGCTGTATCTGTGGCGGCAGAGCATCAAATACCGGTTGTAGCTCCGGTGGTATACTGCCATTACCCGTAGGCGGTCCCTGCCCCTGCGGTGGCCCTTGTGGCTGTTGTGGTTGTTGTGGTGCAGGTGGTTGCATAAACTGCTCATGCGCCTGAATATGCGCCTCAAATAACTGCTTTATCTCAGGCGGGAAACTCTCATAGTCGGCGGTTTTACGTAATCGGTTATGCTCGTATATGTGGTTCTCATGGTTGTGCCACTGTTCCGGCATAACCTGTATGCCGTCCTTCATATGCTCATTTTCGCGCTTGGCCTGATTGGAGTCCATTGCCGCTTCCTCGTATATGTCGTCAACACTGCCAAACTCCATATACTTCAGTGCCTTGGCAAAGTCTGGTTTACCTGTCCTGCTGTCGGTAAAGAATCCGGCGTTAAGCATATCCATAACCATGCTCTGCTGTGCCGCCTTGCTCCGGGGCATAGCACTGCCTGGCTCCACTCCCACATCTATATTTGCATCCAGGTCGGCCTTACTAAACTCTATCCACTCGACCTCGTTATCCTCTCCGACAATGGCAAAGCCTCTATCCTCGTCGTAGTTGTCCTGGCATAGCTCGAAGTCTGTCTTAAACACATCGGCATACCCGGATTCTATCTGGTCGATGATGGGGCGCACAATGTCGTCGTCCTTCTCCTGCAGGAAGTTGATCGCTTTGCCAGAAGTGGCGTTTGACGTATCCTTGCCGTAACTCACCTTGTTTAGGATGGGCACTAACTCAAACTGCTGGTCTAGGATTTCAAACTCCTTAAATATCTCCGGCTGCAGACTTGGCACCTGCAGAACGTGTACTGCCGCCCTAACGTCCATGCCGGGGGTTTTGGCCTCTAACAACAGTCCCGGCTCAGTTGTCCACTCGTCCGGGTCAATTACATTGGGGTCAATCACCGTGGGAGGGTCGCAGTAATAGTCGTTGTGCATTTCAATTTTGGACAGCAGGCTATTCCAGCGCCGCTGTATCGGTATAACATCGTCAATTATGGACCTGTACCAAAACTGGCCGGGCATCTCTATCAGGCCAAAATGCGTAAACATGAGCTTTTTACATTCCTCCACGGCATAAAGCATCTTGTCATTTGCCCAACCGAAGATGATGCCGCTTGGGAATTGACTGCAAGGTAGTATCCGAAGCTCCTTGACCGTTGCGTTGTTGTCCAGGTTGCGCTCTTCCATCTGGCCCCGATTGATCGTACCTTCTAGGGTCTGATTAATACGCACTAACTTGGTGTCCTTCTCCGGCGCGATCTCCTTGCCATATAACTCGGCTATTTCATCCACGCCCATGATCTCGGCGTCGCCAATTATGCGACATTCGCGCAGTTTGGTCTTGCCGGGTTCGGGGTAAATGTTAAAGGGGCTCCGCACAATCAAGTCGGTGTCCCCTAAGTTAAACTCAATTTGCTGTTGCTTGCCCTTGTTCTGTGGTAATCCTTCCTCGGTTAGTCCCGCCTCGGCATCCATTCCGCTGAAGTCGGTAATCTTATCGCCTTTCTTTGCGTTCCAGAACTGTTTATAAAAACAATTGCCGGTGGCGACAAGCCAAGATACCATTTCCGGGTGCTTGGCGTCGAGTTCTAATGTATTCCAGTGGTTACCGAGTAGTTTCACCGCGGCCCGGGCTGCCTGTATATCGTTTTCGTCACCACTTTGGGCCTGTGCTGAAGGCATGGGCTTATTTTTAGTTAGCTTGGCAACAATGGTGCGGTATATCGGCAGGATGCGGTTATCTACCATGCGTACTACCCAATCCGGGTCGTACTCCACGTTCGCCCGGTTGAGTTTGCCTGTGTGCCTATTGACGTTAACCAGTTGGTCGCCTGCGATAAAGGCTATGTTAAGTAGCCAGGAGTATTCCATGAGCCGTTTGGCCTTTGCAGAACGGTCAAAGAAGTCGTTTCCGAACGCGATTAGTGACTGCTCGTCGTGTACGTCTGTTAGTTTCGTTGTTGTCACCACCTTTCATGGGGGGTAATATGTAAAAAGCTATTTTACAAGTTCAATATCCAACTCCGATATTTTAACTTTATCCTTCCTCCAACTTCTTCTTTTCCTCGGCTATCTTTGCATCATTGATCCGCTTACTCATTACCTTGCCGCTGCCCTGCCGTATTGCCTGTGCCTGCTTTACCTCTGTCAAGTCACGGGCCATTAGGCGGTCGATTAGGTCTTTGCGCTCTGCAGCATGTAGTTCCTGCATGGCTATAGCGCGTTCGTAATGCAACTCAATCAACTTGTCAGTGTCACGCAAGTACCTACCTTGCTGCACCATGATTATGACAACAAAAAAGACTACCAACAGTGTGATAGTCACAATAAACAGGGGTATGTAGTCCATTCGGCTTTTCGCCCTCCTTTTATTTACACGGCATATCGCCGCACTTTGCGCTTTTTGCTCTTGTCTAGGCTCTCTATGTGGTCCTTTAGCTTTTGCTGCTCTGGTGGTAGTTGTGGTTTGGGTGGCTTGGATTGCTTCATGTGATGAGCAATAATGCCATAACCTGCACCGTCATACCAATGGTCGTAATTTGTTTCAGCAACCTTCTCAGGGTTCCTTTCGTCCTCCAGCTGCTGTGGAAGTGTTTCAATCAGTTTCTTGCAGTTTGAAAATATCTTTACCTTGGCCGTCTGTTTGCCGGGGTTTAGGGCATCATCAAACGGCTTTAAATACTCATGCCAGGTAGCTTTCCTTAGTTTCCTGTCCGTTACGGCGCGTCTACACCCAGTCACGCCTCCCTCTGCGTAGAAGTCAATTATGGTCTTGCCTGACTCAGACAGCGGGTGAGAGTTAAAAGCGTCATGCCCCACTATCGTAACTCCAATTGGCTCAGGTTCCTGCTGCTCTGTATCAGGATCGAAATAGGTGGATAACTCAACAACCTTCTTGGCCTGCTCGGAATAGGTAATCTTATCGTCCTTATACTCCCTGGTGTATTCCCGGTAAATAAATACGGTCCCTTGCTCGTCTACAGCAAACCAGTACCAGGCAAAGGGGTCAGTATAACCATTATCGCAGGATCTCCAGCGCCGCCAGTGTGCAGGAATAGCAAAGGGCCGGCAGACGTGTATATCCTTGCTAAATTCCTCAAAGGCCACGCCGCCCGGCACACCGTATTCACCCAAGCCGACCACCTTGTAACGGTCAGGGTTATTTACCTTTAGATCCTCGATTAGTTTGCGGTCGGCATCATCCAGCCACTCATTGCATTTGTATGTCGTGGTCAGGGTAAACGCTTCCGGGTCCGTATTATCAAAGAACCTAATCTTAGTCCAATGGGTATCAACCCAGGGGTTATAGGTTAAGGTTAATTGCTTCCAGTACCCCTCCGGCACATCACCGCGAATAGATTCGTCAAGGGTACGAAATTCTTCCTCGTCCTCAATCTCATATGCTTCCTCTAGCCATACCCAACACAAAAAGCCGACACTCACAGTTATGGAGGTCAGTTTCAGCGGATCGTCAAAGCCACGGAATAATATCTTTTGGCCCGTAGGCTTGTAAACTGCCTCCAAGGGACTCTCTTTAAACTGCCATAAGTGATGTACCTTTAGGCGCTCTGCTGCCCATTTCAGCACGGCAAAGGTGCTATCCTTGTGCGTGTTAAAGGTATTACGCACTACCAAGGCATTGGCCAGGGGGTACTTCATTACGTTGTAAATGTACCAAAGACCGGCCGTGCGACTTTTCTTGCTGGCGCGGCCTCCCTTTAAGACGCGATAACGGTGCTTATCCCGCCAGAAGCTGCCGTAACCGGAACCAACAATATCAGGTAAGTTAATCTCAGTCTGCAAGTTCTCCCTCACCTTTAAACACCACCAAAGAGCCGGTAATATCCAACTTATCCCGGAACATGCCCATGTGTTTGCCGAGCAGTTCCAATGCCTTTATCTTATCGGCCATCTTAACCTCACGCTCAACAATCTCTCCGTCCTGGGTGGGAATCCTCTTTACCTTGACCGATAGGATCGCTGCCGTGTCGTCGCGGGTAGCTCCGGCCTTAATTGTGCCATCCATTGCGTCGATAATATCAGGTGGGTTAACAAGGGCAATTCGGGCGAGTTCGCGGATAACTCTATCCTGGTTTATACCGGTGCGTTTAGAGCGTTTTGCAAGGGCAGCGTCTATATGTGCGCGTACGTTAACATGCGATAACAGTCGAGCTCCTTGCTCCTTAGCTGTCCTTGGACTATACCCTGCCCTAATAGCGGCCTGTGTGGCGTTTAGGTCAATGAGGTACTCATCTACAAAAGCCTGCTGTTTTACGTTTAAATTAGCCACAAAATCACCGCCTTTCAAATAAATTAGTTAATTCCCCACAAAAAAGAGTGTGCTGTGCCATACTGCCTCACTCCTTATATCATCAATATGCAACCTCATACATTCGCCGTACCTTCACGCCGTCTGAAACAAAGTGCAGTATATGGTAATCACAGTTTTTATATTCAGTCCTAAAATGCTTATCAATTATCCGTTTCATACTATCCATGTCAAGATCACCAAAGTCAACTTCAAGTTTTCCGTCATAAAAACTAATTATCTTATCGGTAACACGTTCCCACTGTTCTTCCTTTAATCTGGGGTGTTGTCTACCCATCTCATTCTCGTATTCATTAAGATAGTAAATAACCGTATCAACTATATCATTATCAACCCAGCACGAATTACAAAATTCTTCAAATGTGCAAGGAGTAGTGGTAGCTACTCCCTTATTGTTTTTCTCTGTTTTAATCTCTGTGGTGGTTTCTGTTAAAGAACCTTCGTTTTCAAAGTTTCGTTCCTTTGTATTCGCAGTTTGGTTTCTTTGAAAACGCAGAAACGAATCTGCAAACTTACTTATATTTAATCGGTAGTGTACCGTAGGGTTGCCGTTAGCCTTTTTAATCTTAGTTTCAAGGATGCCCATGTCTTTAAGTTGCCTGGCTGATTTTCTAATTGCGTATTCAGTCAGACATATTTCTTCCTGCCATTCTTTATAGGTCTTATAAATCCATCCTTGTTTATTACCTCCACGGTCACACCAGTATATTAATT